GGTTGATTGTTTTCTAAAGCTTTAAATAAATCTTTATGCTGTTGCATAATCTCTTCATCTTTATCTAACATTACTTCCATCTTATCTTGTAGTTTTTCTACTTGTCGTTCAAGTTTAGAAACTTTATCTAGTTGAACTGCTTGGTTTGTAGACAAATCAAACGTTCTAGTAAGAGTCCAGCCAGCTAAAGCTAGTAAAATTCCAACTAATAATGTCATTAATTTTTCAATCATTGTTTATCTTTGGTTTTAACTTTGGGATTATAATCTTTTTTTTCTCCATTTTCAATGGAGTATGATTTCCAGGTTTGACACAAAAAGCTAGTAAACATAACAAAATTATTAGTATTGCTGTGAATCTGTAATCCATAACTACTTTCCATTGTGTTAATTTTCATAAGTCATGTCAAATGACACCCATGCTGAGATTTTTGACAGACTTTAGCTATGTAATTATTATATTATTATAGCGCCAAGGATAAACCCAATTACTGCACCAATAATATATTCTCTATGCATTAACCAAGCGTTAAGTGCTTTATCTTTTAAATTCTTAATCATCTTTATCTCCTACTTGATCTGTCCCCAGTTCTCACCAGATTCATAATCAACTTTGTTGGGAACCTTTAACTCTACTGCCGATTCCATTATTTCAATAATCTCCTCTGCCTTTGCATTAGATTCAACGGAAATATCTACTTCATCGTGAATTTGTATGTGTGGTATTATACCATTTTCATATAAAGATACCATACTTTTTTTGGTCATATCTGCAGCAGAACCTTGAATTAATTTATTTAAAGCTTTGTAAGTAAATGCTCTCTTTAAAGGTTCATCATATTCTTGTCTTGCTTGTTCTAATGGTAAAGGTTTAAATACACCAAATTGTACTGGCTGCCAAAGATCGAAATGACACGCTCTACCAAGTAATGTTCTAATCTTTCCTCTGTCGTTTGCTTTACGAGATACATTGTCCATAAGTTTTTTAACAAAGGGAGCTTTGTTATGATATTGTTGAATTAATTTTTCAGCAGATTCTTTCATTAAACCTAGTTCTGACATTAATTTATTTTTTCCCATGCCATACATAAGACCTAAATTAATGGTCTTGGCTTGCTTCCTTTCTATGCCTGCCATATCAGCCACGACCTGGTGAAAATCCGCGTCTCCGGCCTTGTATGCGCCAACAATTTCATCAACTCCCTCTAAATTTTGGAGTTTTGCGTAATGTACTAAAATTCTTGGCTCTTGTTGAGAGTAGTCAAATGAACCCCATTTACAATTTTCTTCAGGAATAAATATTGATCTAATCATTGGACCCAGTTCTGGATGTCTGGCTGGAATCTGTTGAAGATTAGGATTTGACATTGAGAATCTTCCAGTCACAGTACCGCCCTGATCTGATCTAATTTGATTTATGTCTGCATGTATTCTTCCATTGTGTGCATGTTTTGTAATTGAATCTATAAATGTAGTGTGTGCTTTATTAATTTCTCTAGCATCTGCTATACATCTTGCTAATTCATGTGGGTGGTTTTGTAAAAAGTTTTTAGTAAAACTAGGTTCTTTACTTTTTTCAGTTCTATCATAAGGAAGTTTTAATTTATCAAAAGCTACAGCAATTGATCTAGCTGCATGAATTTCTACATCTACTCCTGTTAATTCTTTTATTCTACTAACAATTTTCGCCTCGCGATTCATTAAGTCTTTTTTAATGTTGTCGGCTTTTTCTAAATCAACTCTTACACCTTTGAATCTCATATCTACTAGACAAGGAAATAATTTTATTTCTAAATTAAAAATATCCCAAAGTTCTTGTTGATATAATTCTGTCTCTAATCTTTTCCAAAGTTTTAATGTAGCTTCAGCATCTCGTTCAGCATATTGACCTACAAATAAAGCAGGTAGTCTCCATAAATCTTTTTTAGGATCCAATCCATAATCTTTAGCTGCTTCAACTAAAATTTTTTCATCTTTACCTAGACCAACGTAATATCTTGCTAAAGTATTTAATTGATATGACATTCTATTTTCATCAATCAATGAAGCTGCAATCATTGTATCAACTATTTTACCTTTAACTTCTAACCCAGCTGACCTTAACCAACACACATCATACATTGCATTATGAAATATAAAGGTAGTATCTGGTTGATTAAAAATATCTTTTAGCCATGAATAAACTAAATTTTTATCTAAATTACCACCTTGCTCATGATGTATCGGAAAATACCCAGACCAGCCCTCTACGGCCACCGCAATGCCGGCAATGTGTCCTTTTCCAGTAACATTTCCTGATCCTAGCTCTGTAAGATAGGGATCATTAGTTTCTAAATCGATTGCTATTTCTTTATGTCCTCGAAGATCTTTTAATTCTTCTGGCATTACCCATTCCGTTTCAGGAGTAAACAACGGTATTTGGGTACTCCTCACGAGTAGTCCCTTTCTAAAATCATTTCTAGATAATGTATTGCCTTCTTCACATCTTCCTCTTTTCCTTTTATCGCATGGCGACAGATGTACTTTATAGCGTTGCCCTCTGCAAAAAGCAACTTATTTTCGTTAATAAATTCAGCGGGTTGAATTTTCATATTTCGGTAATGTTTTCCCCCCACCTGTTCTTCTAAGGATTTATAAGTTGTTCCTTTAAACATGTCTTTATGTGTCATAATATATAAGCTCGATCAAAATTTTTGGGATCTAACACATGCAATTCGCGCTTCGCTCTCGTCGCTCCAGTATAAAATAATCTATGTAATTCATCTGGATCATGACTAAAAGTTTCTAACGCTGCATTAGTTAAATCCTGCATTAATAAAACATTGTCGGCTTCTCCTCCTTTCGCTGCGTGTATTGTTGACATTATTATACGAGGATTTTTATTTATCCTTTCACCATTCGCCCTCATATTACGAATGTAAAGTTCTGTTATTGGGTCCAATCCTTCAAAAGATTCAAACCAAACTTTATCTATTAATAATCCATGTTGCTCTTCACACTCTTTTAATGTATACTTCGCGTCCGAATGCAAAGTTTTTCCCTTCTGGAATCCCACTAAAACATTTGATCCAAGATACTGATAAATATTTTTAATTTCTAAATGATTTAATTTTTCACCTTTACGCCAAGCTTCCCAGTTATTTAAAGCTAATAATAATTTTAAACTTACAGAATTCATTCCTTTATATTGATAGTACCAACCTTGTGTTTCACATAAATCTTTAGCATCTTCTAAAAAATAATTAGCTGAAGATAAAACTAACCAATCTCCTTTACTCATATCGACCTGGGTAATGTCAGAATATCTTTTTAAAATTCCAATTTGTTCTCTAGGTTTGTATTCCTTATTAAATCTATTTTGTACTTTACTTATTATCTTTTGTGATAATTCATGAATGGGTCCCCCCGGAATCCTATAAGATTGGTCTAAGACTTTAATGTCATTTACTTCTTCTTTTAAAGCTATAAAGTGATCCACATCAGCACCCGCCCATTTAAAAATAGCCTGGTCATCATCACCTGCTATATAAGTTTTTTCTGCACGACTCCAAATCTTTCTTACCATTTCCCATTGAAGTAGAGATAAGTCTTGTGCTTCATCTATAAACAAAGCTTCAAATTTATTCATCGTTTCTTTTAATAAAAAATCTTCTATTAAATCATTAAAGTCTTTTAAATTTTTTTCTTTCTTAAATCTTTTTAATTCTTCTGCTAATAAAAATAACGTGTTTCTTTCTATATCTAATATATTTTTTCTTGAATCATAATACTCTAACAAGTCCATACGCTTAACTGCAGCAGTATTTATTATAGTAAGGTACTCATTATCTGAATTAAAAGTACCATCTTCATTTGAAAATTTTGCTGTCTTAATAGGTATGCCACATTTTTGACCAAATTCTTTATAGTCTTCTACCTTCATCATTTTTTCTTTAGTCATACCTAATTGATTAAATGCATAGGAATGCAAAGTTCTAAAAAAAGGAAGATCGTTATCTATATCTAATCCAAATTTATCCGCAGCTCTAGTAGCTGCTTCATTCGCAGCTTTCTTTGTAAAAGAAAAGTAGCCTATTTGTCTAGGCCTTATCCCATCTTTTAGAAATTCGTCCACTAAGTTTAACAACGTTGTGGTTTTTCCGGTTCCTGGTGGTCCTAGTATTATTGTTTTCATATTTCTTTAATTTCCTTTCGGCTATTTCTAATCGTATTTGAGTTACTTCTAATTCATCTGTTAAATCTTTTATTATTTGTCTAAATCTTAAATGCCAATTCACACCCACATCTTTAGAATATTTCATTAAAAATCTTCCTGTTGATACTCAACCTTAGATATTGCTGGTTCTATTTTTTTCATGGTTTTAATTTTAACAACTCTAGGCTGTTGAGATTTAACTCTAATCCTTGTTTCTTCTATAAAAATATCATCTAATCTTTTAATTAAATTTCCTGTTTTAATTTTATCCATATCCCAATTATTTTTTTTTAAAAAACTATAAAAATCTTCCATTCTAAAATAAGTAAATTCTCTATTCTCATCTGTGTATGGTAATTTATTAAAGATATCGTCTAAAGTTCTTGCTGATTGTCTATTGGTTGTCCAATCTTGTAGGAGTCCAATAATTTCGTTAGTAGGATTTAAAGACTCTAATGGTTCTACTTCTTGTAAGTTTTGCATTAAAGGTTTTAAAAAATGTTGTTTCCAATCTTTAGGTTTAGGTACAGGTACTACTAAATTTGCTTGATCTAAACATGCCAAAGCAAATAAAGGTGAGCTATATAATTGTTCTGTTTTTAATTCTATTCTAACTTTATCTACATTTAAAAACCATTGTGGTGGTGTAGAAGTATATTTGGTAAGACTTCCAAGAATTGGCATTTCTTCTTCTCCATAACCTACACCAAATCTTTTTGTTCTACATAATCCAGCTTGACATACTGAATTAATAGGTGCGTCTTTACATCTATATTTATCATATCCTTTTCTATTGACTGATTTAATTAATTGTTGAACCTCACTATTACTTAATGGAGGTTCCATATATTCCATATTAGCTTCAACAATTTTATCTTCCCAAGTATCTGGATGAGATTGTTTATAATAAACTGCAATATTAAATAATGCATTATTCCGTGAGCCCTCCCCAAAACCAATTGCTGCCAATTTGTTTAAACAAGGAGGACCACCAGGAAATGCTTCCTCTATTTTTTTCTCTTCCGTTTTAATTTCTTCAACGGCTTCTTTTGTGCAACTGTAAACATCATAGAGCTTATAAAATTCCTCAAGTGTACAACCGGCGCCATTATCGTTGATAGCATAACGCAATCCTTTCATTTGATTAAAGTAGGGTAAGTTTAAAAAGTTTCCAGTGTCCCCACGATCCACTAAAATTTCTGTTTGTTTTGGAAAAATTTCTGAGCCTTCATAGCCCAGCATAATAGACATTTGTTTTAATTTTGATTGCATCAAAGATGCAGGAATATTTTCTTTTGTAAATAAAAATACATGAGCTCCACCGGATTTAGATCGGCAGACTATTAATGGGAGGTTAAGGTTCCTAATACTTTTAACGAGGCTAGTATGATCAAAGTTATATTCGTCAATATCAATGCACCCCCACCTACAATCATTATTTTCTGTGATAGGGATAATTCCAAGGGCTGGTCCTTTTCCATCAAGATGGTCTTTCCAGAGTTCGTCTGTAACGGGTTTACGTACAATAAAGGCTTTGCCTGTTTGTTTACCATTTTCTCCTCTGTCACCGGGCTGATATTGTCCATAAGCTATAGTGAGTCCGCTAAAAATTTGTTTGAATTTATCCATATATTACATTCTCATTTCTTTGTAAAGGGGCCATCGCTGGCCCCTTAAAATAAATTTAGTACGGAGTACTATCTTTACTTTTCTCTTCCACATCAGCTTTTGTTTGCACGTTTCCTTTTGAGACATTACCATTAAAGTCTTTAGCCATTAAGTATAAAGACTTGTCATCTTGTCCCATTATTCTGTTCTGTGTTATAGACCATCCATACCAAGAACCCTTATCGTTCTTTTGTAATACAGATGATAGATTATACACAACCCCATGCATTGGAGGGATAGCCATTCCACCTTTTCCGTCAGGTATTTGTATGGTTTTCATCATAGAATTCCATTTTTTACTAACGTTAAGCTGTGTTGATTTCATTGTAATCAACGCCGGCGTCATTCCTCCAGCTTTTGTTTCAACCAAAACATAATAAGAAGCTGTCTCTTCAAGATAATTACCATTAGGTAATCTAATTTTAGAGCCATCCCTCTTACCTGTTGCGATTACCGGACTGTTCGGAAGGTGAACTGCGACAGGAGCACCAGGTCCGTCCCCTCTATCCGACCATTCTGGATAATCTTTTTTATAGTAGCAAGGAATAACCTTGATACCTTTCTTACCATCGAATAATTCGCTGGTAACAGTATTATAGATCATGCCTGGTTTAGCACCCTCTATATACTTTGCATCACCATCAGTCACCTGTGGTGATAGTTGTCCCAAGATTCTGACAAACGGTAACGCCATATCGTCTTGCGTCATGTTTTCAAAACCTTTTTGTAGATCATTGCCAAATAAAGCAACCGATCCATTGTTTTTAGCCATTATTTCATCAGCCATTTTTCATTCTCCATTAGTTATTTCCGGCTTATTTTAGTTTTATCTTTAATCCATAGACTAAAGCAATCAGAAGGCATATCCAGGCCGGCCTGAATACGCTCCTGATAAAGAGCTGTTAATGTATTCCAAGCCACATCAGATTTCTGTTGTGGTTCAAAACCATTTTCAGCTGCAAGGTTCAGCAATTGCTGCGCCTTGTTGTCTTCTCCTTTACCAAAAGTTACAAAGACATTGTTTTTAATAATATCTCCTAACCCTTGATCTCGAAGCCATTGATAGGCTGCTTCTCTTCTTATATCATCTTTAGGAAGAGTAGCCCTAAATTCTTTTTTAACAGATACTTTTGATCCATCAGCTAATTTAATTTCTGATAGTCCTTGTTCTGCTAATAATTCTGGTATTACACGAGAGCTAATATCATCAGCTTCCGCTTTTTTAGATTTTAATTGCTCTTCTAATGCAGCAATTTCATCTTCTTTTTGTTTTAACTTTACACATTCCTGTGCAATTGTTGTTACTTCTACATTATCTAGAAGATCTTCTGAATCTTCTAACATCATATTTCTTACGTCTTCACTCATTGTTATCCTTTCTGATACATATCTACTTCAAGTGGATAGTATCTATATTCACGTTTGTCCCATTTCAACATATTAAATTGTCCATTTGTTACTTCATTTACTGCTGCCGTAGAAATCCCAATTATAACAGGATCCCCTACTGCAAGTAAATAATCTTCCTTGCGAAAGTCTTGTAAATTCTTTTTCATTTTCTGCACATAAGGTGCAGTAGAAAAAATAGCTTGGTCCCTATTAGGTAAGCATATTACAAGATAACCAAAATCAGACGCACTTAATATATTTATGTTAGGCGCTGGTTGTTGTACTACATATACAAATCTTTCTTTAGGATTAGCTTTGTGAAACTCTAAAAAGCTTTCTAAAGAACTTGGTTTATATAATTCAAAAATTTTATTTTTCATTTCTTATTTCTTGACATCTTATATAATCCCTCTTATATATATTGTCAACTAGAAAGTAGAAAAAAAATTATGGATTATAAATTTAAAACAAAGCCATATGCGCATCAATTAACTGCGTTAGAAAAATCGTGGGATAAAAGTGAATATGGTTATTTTATGGAAATGGGAACGGGTAAATCAAAAGTATTAGTAGATAATATGGCTATGCTTTATGATAAAGGGAGAATAAATGGGGCCATTATTATAGCACCAAAAGGTGTATATAGAAACTGGTTATCACAAGAAATTCCAAATCATTTACCTAGCCATATTTCACATAAAACGGTACTATGGACTGCTTTAACATCTAAAACAAAGGATAAAGAGTATCGACAATTATTTGAAATAGACTATGACCTTCACATCCTTATTATGAATGTTGAGGCATTAAGTACTAAAAAAGGATTAGAGTTTGCATCTAAATTTTTAAGTTGTCATGAAACTCTATTAGCTATTGATGAATCTACAACTATCAAAAATCCTAGTGCTAAAAGAACTAAATCAATTTTAGCTTTAGGTAAAGCAGCAAAATATAGAAGAATTCTTACTGGTTCTCCTGTCACAAAATCCCCTCTAGATTTATATACTCAATGTGGTTTTTTAAATGAACACCTTTTAGGTTTTACATCTTATTATACATTTAGAAATAGATACGCCAATATGATTGAAAGAAATTTTGGTGGAAGAAGAGTACAATTAATAGGGAGTTATAAAAGACTAGATGAATTATCTGATAATATTAAAAAGTTTTCGTATAGAGTATTAAAAGAAGATTGCTTAGATTTACCTGAAAAAGTTTATACTAGAAGAGAAGTAGATTTAACTGATGAACAAAATAAAGCATATTCTACTATGAAATCCGCGGCCCTCGCTTCACTCAAAGGGAAAATGGCTACAGCTCCCCACGTTTTAACGCAAATGATGAGATTACACCAAATTACTTGTGGTCATTTAAAAAATGATGACGACACTATTACCGAAATAAAAAATAATAGATTAAAAGAATTAATTAATTTGTTAGATGAAGTCGAAGGAAAAGTTATTATTTGGGCTAACTATGTTTATGATATAGAAAATATAGTAAAGACAATTCAAAAAGAATTTGGCGATAATTCTATAGTACAATATTATGGTGCTATTCCGGCCGAACAAAGACAAAAAAATATAGAAAAATTTCAAGACCCAAAATCTTCTGTAAGATTTTTTGTAGGTAATCCTCAAACCGGTGGATATGGAATTACTTTAACTTGTGCAAATACAGTTGTTTACTATTCTAATGGATATGATTTAGAAAAAAGACTACAGTCAGAAGACAGAGCACACAGAATAGGTCAAAAGAATTCGGTAACATATATAGATTTTATAGCACCAAAAACAGTAGATGAAAAGATAGTAAAAGCATTGCGTAAAAAGATGAATATTGCTAATGAAATAATGGATGAAGACTGGAGAGCATGGATTTAATTATTCTAACAGATGGAATGTATCATCTAGTTCCAGTAACGAAAGAAATGCTCGAAAACGTAAGATTATATAATTCAGCAGGTGAAATGGATTTTTTTGACCTGTGTGATATATTAAGAATTAAATTAAGTGTATACCATGACTATCCAATTAACCGTAATGTTATGAAAGATGGTAGTGGAGATTTTTTTGGTTGTATATGGAATTAATTAAACATCCTAATGTATTTTTAAAACAAGAAACTCACGAAGTAGAGTTTCCTTTAGATAATAGTAATGTAGATTTAATTCATAACATGAAAACTGTTATGTATAATAATAATGGTATTGGGCTTGCAGCAAATCAAGTAGGTTATAACAGAAGAATTTTTGTTATGGATGTAAGTAATGAAAGAGACAATGCACAGGTATTTATTAATCCAGTTATTAAATCCAAAAATAATATAAAAATGGGAGAAATCGAAAGATGTCTTTCTTGCTCTGATGAAGAAGTAAAAGTAAGTAGATCTATATCAGTGAATCTGGAATGGTTTTGTGAGCATGGAAAAAAACAACATAAAACATTTTATCATTTACCATGTCGAGTAATCTTACATGAAATGGATCATTTAAATAATAAATTAATATTAGATTATAAGGTATAGGATTTTCTAAGATGAAAGTATTTTTTTCCGAAAATTACAAATCAACTAATCCTGTTTCGCGATTTAAAAATTTGTACTCAATTTTTTGAATATTAAAGTCAGATTTGATTTTCTCACAGATTTTTTCTACATCAAAATTAGCACAACTATAAACATCGAACTGCATTAGTGCAGGGTTAGGTTCATCCCAGACATGCATAGCAATATGTGATGTTTCAATAATTGCAACCGCAGTGATTCCTCGATTGCCTTCCATGTGACAATACTTAACATAAGGACCCATAAATATTTTCATATTTATAGAATCAACAAATTCTTTCATCCATTCTGTTAATTGTTCTTCGTCTGTTGGAGGTTTGATAGCTTCAGCACGTATAATAAGGTGCTGATGCACCAACAAACTACTTTTCATAAGACTAACCTACAACTTTACCGTCGCGCCATTCCATTTCAGGGAGGCCGTTTTCGTAGCTCTTCCCGTCGTAAGTTAAAACTTGTTTTCTGTTAGCTCCTTTTTCATTATAGCTAACATGAACCCAGCCACCTGCTGGATCATTAGGATTATAGAATTCTAAAATTAATTGATC